GGACACATTTAAGTCCACTCGGACTTCCGCAACAGAATATGCGGCGATGTGGAGATTAGACCACAGACCACCCCCACCCCCCTCCCCGGCGTAGTCCGGGAAAATCGTAAAAACAGAGGCAAATTTTGGGCCAAAACAAATATGGCGCGCGGGAGGTGATAATTTCAGTGACGAACAAACAGAGGATGTTTGCAGACTTGTATTTACAGACCGGCAACGCAACAGAGGCGGCGAAAAAAGCGGGATACAGTGAGAAATCAGCGAGAACAACGGGCTTTAGAATGCTGAAAAATGCTGACGTGAAAGCGTTTATAGCCCATCGCCTGGAGGTTGACGAGGTTGGGCGCATTGCTGACCTTGACGAGGTGCTGCGGTTTTTGTCCGACGTGATGCGGGGCGTGATTAAGGATCAGTTTGGGCTCGATGCATCCATCGCGGATAGGCTGGCGGCGGCGAAGGAGCTTATAAAGCGCTATGCGGTTGCGGATGTACGGCAACAAACAACGCTTGAAAAGCTGGATAGCCTGCTTTTTGAGTTTAGAGCAGCGCTTGACGAAGATAACGAACTTGATGACGAAGCCTGACGGCAGGAAGGGAAAGAAAATGCGGGATCTTGAAAATAAGGTTTATGACTATTTGAGGGGTAAAACCGTGGACATTCTCCCCTGGATGGAGAAAGTGTCAAAGATTGATCGGGATGTGGCTTCCGGGAGATACAGCGACGAGGCCAGGCGGGAAATGCTGACGGAAAAGACCGGCATTCTGCGGGAAATTGAAGATTTCTCAGCGGAAACCATCAAATCCGCACATGACATGGTGGATGTCTACAGGGCGAAGGTGCAGCAGGAAAACGAGCTGCGCGGGGAAGATGTCACCGAGGACGCAAAGCTGCTGGGGCTGGGCGTGACGCTGACGGAGGCGGACATTACCGGCATGCTGCGTAGAAACGCCGGGAACAGGACTATGGAACAACTGATTTTGCGCTATGCGGACGAGCACGGAATCAAGCCCAATGGCGCTGTGTATGTCAACAGTGCAGCCCAGAGCATCGCGGCCCTTAACAGCCTTGACGGCGTTATTAACTACTACGCCGGTTGGATCGGGAAGTCTAACAATCTGGACATGCTCGATAAATTCTTCGGGAGGGCTGATAGAAAACATGCTTGATCAGATTTGCGCCCATATCCATAACTATTTTGAGGTAAACGCGCTCACGGGCCGCAAGATGATTCACAGCGGAACATTTACCATCGAAAACGGCGGGATTTCCCTTCCGTTTCTCGCGGATGGGCAGTATTTCAGAATTGTAAACTCCCAGCTAAACGATGGTGTATACCAATATCCTGCGGATGGCCTGCGGGATGAGGTTTTTACCGGCGTGATTTGGGAAATGCGTCCCCCGGCGGATTTCCTGCGATTAGTGGCGGAGATTGAAGCGTGGGCGGAAAAATATGGCGAAGCGTCGAAAAATCCGTACACCTCGGAGAACGTGATTGGGGTTTACAGTTACTCCAAGGCCAGCGGGGCGGCAACCTGGGAGCAGATTTTTAAGGATCGGCTCAAGCCCTACCGGAAACTGTATTAGGAGGCGTTTTGTGGTGTTTGCGGTTGCAATGATTCTGTTCGATGACAAAAGGAGTGAGAAATTTGACGCTTTGGCACGTGCTGTTATGGATGACTGTACTCGGGATTACATTCGTCCTCTTGCTTGGCTTGCTGCTGACGGTGAGCTTCTCCGCGTACTGGCTCGCGCGTGAGGCGCATATGCAGCGCACCGGCGCGATGATTCACGAGGCCGCAAAGGACGCTTTCAAGGCCGCGAAGGCCGCAAGGGCGGTGAAGGATAACAATGGATCTGTTTAGTCTGGCTGCGTCCCTGGCGCTTGATGTGTCTGGCTATGAAAGTGGGCTTGATGGCGCACAGGCGAAATTTGCCAGTTTTGCAAAGTCCCTCAAGGGTGGGGCCGCGAAAGTGGCGAAGATCGGAGCGGCAACGGTGGCGGCTGTGGGCGCTGCGTCTGTAGCTGTTACCAAAAAGATTGTGGACGGGGCTGGGGAAGTCGCTGCTTATGGCGACAATATTGACAAAATGTCTCAAAAACTGGGTATGTCTGCGGAGGCCTACCAGGAGTGGGACGCAATCATGCAGCACAGTGGGGCGAGTATTGAATCGATGGGCCCCGCCATGAAAACCCTGAGCACCCAAGCGCAAAAGGGAAGCGCGGCCTTCCAGCAGCTCGGAATCAGTGAGGAACAAGTTGCCAAGATGAGCAAAGAGGACTTGTTTAGCGCTGTAATTACGGGCCTGCAGAACATGGAAGAAGGCACAGAGCGTACATACTTGGCTTCGCAGTTGCTTGGCAAGGGTGCAACGGAGCTGGGGCCTCTGCTGAACACCAGTGCGGCAGATACGCAGGCCATGCGGGATCGTGTTCACGAGCTTGGCGGTGTGATGTCCAACGAGGCTGTAAAGTCGGCTGCGGCCTACCAAGACAGCCTGCAGGACATGACAACGGCCTTGGATGGCATGAAAAGAAACATGCTGTCCGAGTTTATGCCATCAATCACAATGGTTATGGACGGCCTGACGGAGCTGTTTAGCGGTGGCGATGGTATAGAACAGATCCGGGCCGGTATTGCCAGCTTTACGGACAAAATGAGCGAGATTCTCCCCCGGGTGGTGGAGATCGGAACGGACATTGTTATTGCCCTGGCGGAGGCCATTATTGACAGCCTCCCCGCCTTGGTGGAGAGGGCCCCGGAAATTATAGCGAAGTTGGTTTCTGCGCTTGTACGCTCTGCGCCCAAACTGCTTGTTGCTGCTGTGCAGCTCGTGGGAGCCCTTGTAAGCGGCCTTATACAGTCCATTCCCGCCATAGTGGGTGCTGGTGGTGAGCTTGTTTCTGGGCTTGCCAGGGCCATAGGGGACGCTGTGCGGGGCGCTTTTAACTGGGGCAAGGATCTGGTTGACAACTTTATCGGCGGCATTAGAAGCATGTGGGAAAAGGCAAGGGGAGCGGTGGCCAACTTTGCCGGGATGATTCGCAGTTTTCTTGGGTTTTCTGAGCCTGAAATCGGGCCTTTGTCCAACTTCCATACATATGCCCCGGATATGATGAAACTGTTTGCCCAGGGTATAAAAGACAATGAAAATCTGGTGTCCGAGCAGATCGGAAAAAGTTTTGACTTTGGGCAGAAGATGGCCCCGGCAGCACAAAACGCCGGTGGAGTTGAATTTAGCATTCCCCGTAGTAACTCAAATGCTGGATCTCCTACGCCTATTGTGCTGCAGCTTGACGATTATGTGCTGGGCAGGGCGTTGTTACCTGTGATAGAGGCAGAGCGGCAGCGCGTAGGTGTGAAACTGGCTCGTGGAGGTGCTTATTGATGTCAAAAAATCTTGCAAACTGTAATCCCCGGGAGTTTTTCCGACAGACAAACAAGATCCGTAAGGCAGGCGCGGAGTGGCTGAGTGCTACGCAGATCATGGAGATCCGTAAGAGCCTGCCCACAGTGGACGCAAGCGCAACCAGGGAAGAAAAAAGGGCAGCGATGGCCCAGCAGATACGGAAGAATGTCAACGCAATCCTCGATTCTGTGCTGGGAACGCACCCGGACGAGACTGCGGAGCTTCTGGGGCTGTGCTGCTTTATCGAACCGGCAGACCTGGACAACCACCCCATGAGCGAGTTGCTGGGCGCTGTGGGCGAGATGCTGGGCAGTCAGGAAGTGATTGATTTTTTTATCTCCTTGGCGCGGTTGGGGAATCTGGATATTTCCGATACTGCGAAGGCGTAAGGCTTGACCTCCTCGATTTGTGCGGGAAAAGGTATTTGCTGGATCACTGCATAGAAGCCCACAGGCGAGAGATAGAGAATAGGCAATACAGAGCATATATAACCGACGGGGTTAAGTTGGCTGTGGAGAACTCTGCTCGCGTTGCCGGTGGCAGCGTACTTACAAAACGCTGGTATGATTTGGTGTATGCCGACACGGTAAACGACACCCGCAGCGGGATGGAGATTGCGCGAGAACGCTTGGAAAGATTCGGAATCACGATAAAATAAAAGGGCCGGGGATCACTCCCCGGCTTTTGTTCTGTCTACTTCTCGCAGCGTCTGCATTACGCCGTACACAAACCCCGTTATGAATCGGTTGGTGCTGTCAATGTTGGGCAGCTCCAGCGCTTGCCGGATGTGCTCGGATACGGCCTTAACATACTGTGCTTCGATGTCCTCTGTTGTGGATCGGGGCCGCATTGCCTCCTTGATCATGCGCGTTAAGGCCTGGAAACCTGTGCGGGATTCTATCAACTCATTCACGGTTGTTTAACTCCTTCCATCAATTCTCGCGCCCTGGAGAGGGCCATTTCGGCCCTGTATGGCGCCATGCGCCGTAATGCCTTACGGGCTTCCCTCTCCCATCTATGAGCCTCCCAAAGCCTGTAGAGACGTTCTAAGAGGCCCAGCAACCCGCGGAGCTCGTTTAGCATCCTTCCGCCTCCTTTACCTGCGAGGCGCTAAAGAAACTGGCCTTGTAGGTGGCCCCGTCTCCCTTGCTACCGTGGATCAGTACGACTTGGAAAAGCGCCTTGCTACCGTGGATGACTTCACGCCCCAGCGCCTTCCAGCCTGCCCAGGTGTTTACATCCTCCGCGATGCCTGCAGCGGCCTTGGCGGTGGCGATGCGCTCCGCGTTGATCGGCTCCGCCTTGGCGCTCAACCATGCCCTGTGCAGGGCCTCCGCGAAGCTCACAGCGCCCTTGCGGAAGATCTTCCATGCGCGGAGCATGATGTTACGAAGGTTGTACTTCATAATGCTTACCTCCTATCGTTTTGTGGTGGGGTACTCGCATCGACGAAACTCTCCCACCGGCTGTGGTTGCGCCCTGGGTACTCGCAGCGACGAAACTCACCGGGGCGCTTCCCTCAACCTGTGATTCAATTATAATACTTGTACAAGTATATGTCAATCTGCATTATACACAATATTGTACAAGTATATTTGTGCATCATGTATACTTGTACAACCAGTTATATTGTGGTATAATGGAGTATATAGAGCATGGGAGGAGGTGTTACCAGTGGAGAACAGAGGGAAGTCGAGCACCAGGGCGAAGAACAAGTATAACGCGGCGAATTATGACAATCTGCGTGTGATCGTCCCTAAGGGCCGTAAAGCCCTTGTAGACGCTCGCGCAAAAGAGCTGGGGGAATCTACCAACGGATATGTAAATGGCCTTATACGGGCTGATTTGGGGCTCTCAGAGGATGAATGGAGGGTGCAACCAGATGCATCCGGGGATTGACACTGTTGTAACGCTGTGGTATAATAGTCGCGTGGATAAAGCAATATCCGCAAGGCTCCGCCAAGTAAGATGTGCGGGGCCTTTACATTTATACTCAGGTATGACAACTTTGTAAATGTAGCTTGAACAGTTGCGGGGAATGTGATATAATGGGGATGTAACACAGCGAAGAACAACAAACCCAGCCCCACCAGCGGCGCTGTGTTATGCGTCTGCCGCGCCCCGTGAATTGCCGTTTGCGGGGCGCAATTTTGTGAATAGGCGTATGCATACACATGCCAAAAAGGCGATGCATAAGAGTATGCAAACGCCGTCTTTTTTGGGCTTGTGTATATTGCACAATATGAATGTACAGATAGCACAAATATACTTGTACAACTATGCACAAAACAATTCTTTTGTGCAAAGATATAGCCAAAAACCGCCTCGGCGTTGCATTTATGGACGGAACAGCGCAATAACGCGATGCATAACGTTATACATAACAGTTATAAAGGGGTTGGGCATGATGACCATAACAGCACTTGCAAAACACTTGAACGTTTCAACAATGACAGTTTATCGCAGATGTAAAAAAAATGGCGTAGACATCGAAAGTCTACGCGATTCACAAAGCGGTGAGCTGTCACATGAGGGGATAGCTGTTATATCTGCGTGGTTCGATTCAGTGGAGCCACAGAGCGCAACAGACAACGCAACGCCGGTGGAACAGTCAGCAAACAGTGACAAAACAGTCAATGAGGCGGTACTACGCGCCCAGCTTGACGCAGCAAACGACACGATTAGTCGATTGGAGGCGGAGCGGGATCGCTTAGTGTCCCAGCTGGAGGTCCTACACGCAGCCCTGGAGCGTGAACAGACGGATAGACAGCAGGAGAGGCGGCTTTTGCTTCCCTCCGGGGCCGACACTGAGCACCAGCAGCCCCGTAAAGGCCTGTTCGCTCGCCTTTTTGGGCGCTAAATATTAAGAAAGTCTGACTGTTTACATAAATGAGATGACACCCGTGACTATATTATGGTATAATAGGGACAAGCCAAAAGAAGAAGGCCATACACTGTCTCGGTCGCCAAACAGATACAGTGTAAAGCCTTACGAAATGTTGCACGTGATCGTGAGTTGTTGTCTCACTCGTGCGCACATGCATAGTATATCACACAGTATGTGTGTGCGTCAAGGAATGGAGATAATTTTACAAGCGGCCTTCTCTTTTGTCGAATTGACGGAAGGGAGGCCGTTTTTGTGTCTGAGGCAAGGAAGAGTTCTGAAACAAGGAAGAAGCAAGTACGAACCGACGAACAGCGCGAGCGCTGGAACGCCTACCAGCGGAGTTATAGACAGCGCAACCCGGAAAAGCTCCGCAGGTGGCGAGATGCTTACATACTCCGCAAGGCTGAGAGGCTCCGGACCCAGCTGCAGGGTGGTTACAATGGCGGGGATTGAATTTAAGGAGATCGCTGCGAGGCTACCGGCTGCGGAATTTGCCAGGCATTACCTCCCCATGAGGGGAAACCGGGCAAAATGTCCATTTAACCCGGACGAGCAGCGCTATAATGTATCATTCACTCGTGACGGCCGGGCATATTGCCATGCCTGCCAAAGGGCGAAGGATGTTGTGCAATTGGCGGCTGCTACATGGGGTGTGTCTCAGATTGACGCAGCGAAGGAGTTAAACCAAGTGTTTAACCTGGGCGTTATGGACAGCACTCCCACCGAGGAGGAAAAGCAACGGCGATTGCAGATCCGGGAGGACGCAGAGACAAAGCGCCGGGAAAAGGCTCGGAAATGGGCCAGGGCCTGTGAAGATGAACAACTTGCAGATGCTGTTATGCTGGCGTTCCGTGAGGAAGATGTTGGTAAACCCGAGTTTGAACAGACGTGGAAACGGTTCTGTGCGGCAAAACGAACCGTTGAAGATCTCAAGTTTGAGAATGGTGGGGTGTGAGTGATGAAAGATTACAGCAAGGTAAACCCGGACGCAATGACGATTGAGGACATCATGCAGGATGCAGAATGGGGAAAGCGCCCAAGTGACTATTTCAGTTACCTTGCGGTTTCTGATGCACTGTTGGAAAGCATGTGCATGGATTTTAATGACCATGAAATCGGGGAAATAATGCGCACAATAGCAGAGTATTGCATTACCGGCGTATTACCTGATTATACAACTATGTGCTCTTCTGGTGTAAAGTCCACAGTCAGAGCGCTTATACGTGACCATGATAAACGCATGGAAGCGGAATACAGGAAGCACTATAAACAATACATTGCAGCGAAAAAAGGCAAGAGTTGAACATAGTTGAACCCACTTCAAGTATAGTTGAACCCACTTCATAACTCTTGAAGTACCCAAAGAAAGAAAGACCTAAAGAACGAACTAAGTTACACTAAACGTAGATACCTATAAGGCTGTAGGTTGGACAAGTACAGAGCACAGCGGCGGATGGGAAAATCCCCTTTTCGTTTTGTGGGGAAGATTGGACATGTACGAAGGTCTGTTAGAGACGAACAGCGGATTGCTTGCCTGGGCGGCTGGAAGGTACATAGGAGCCTGCCAACGTGATCCTGCAGTGGATTATGACGATTTAGTGCAGGCGGGGTTTCTGGGGCTTGTACGAGCTTCTGAGACGTATTCTGAGGGCCTTGGAGGCAGTTGGGGACAGTGGGCAACGTGGTACATCACGAAGGAGATAGAAAAAACGCTCGGACGGCGTGACGGCAGATGGGTAAAGGCGCACACCGGCGCAATCTCACTTGATACACCGATTTGTGAAGATACAGACGAAACTTGGCTCGATGCATTAGAGGACGATTCTCCCCCGGTGGACACAAACGTCATCATGCAGGATGATGGGCGAGTAGTGCGGGAAGCTGTCGCGGATCTGAAGAATGACCAGCAGCGGGAGACGGTGCAGCGGTGGCAGTTGGACGGAGAAACACAAGCCCAGGTAGCTCAGGCGCTTGGTGTGTCCCCGGCACGGGTGCATGAGATCTGGAGAAAGGCAAGGAAAACACTGGAGCGTGACAAGAGGCTGAGGGCGCTGGTAGACCTTGAAGATCGCACTCCTTACTATATGCGCGTGGGTGTGGACACATTTAAGTCCACTCGGACTTCCGCAACAGAATATGCGGCGATGTGGAGATTAGACCACAGACCACCCCCACCCCCCTCCCCGGCGTAGTCCGGGAAAATCG